GGGAAATAGGCCGCTTGGCTTGCCGCATCCGTGGCCGTGAACTTCTGGCCCGTACTGTCCTGCGTAACCTCAACGACGTTCGCGAGGTGCGTCGAGTCGTAGTCGAGCGTCAGTTCCTCGTACGGGAATTCCCCGAGGTCGCCTCGCTCGCCGAACACATACGCGGGGGTGAGCGAGTTGTAGCGGGTCGCCCGGCCTCGGAACGTCACAGCGCCGGACGCCGCAACCCAATGATTGCCATTCTCGGTGTCCACAACGGCCTGTAGTAGCGACATGGCATTGCTGCCACCCTTCGCCGCACCCATGCTGCGTGTCTGGCCGGCTGCAATATCCGTGGCGCCCGTGTAACCGGCCCACCCGAGAATGCGGGCGTATCGCTGGTCGGTCGAGTCGCCGAGGAATGCGGACTTCCACGCGCCGTAAATCGCCGAGGCGTCGGAGGACGAGAGGAACGCGGGCCATTCCGCTAGATAAGCCACGTCGCCCGAGAAATTGAAGGCGGTTGCGCCGCCCGCCGTTCCGCTCGGCCACGCTCCGACGGATTCGTAAGTCGTCGGCCCGGCGATAGACACGTTGGTGTACGGGCCGGATAGCGAAACCGTGTGGCCGTCAACGGAAACCATCATGGAGCCGTCCGACTTGTAACCGAAAATGACAAAGTGCCAGTTTCCGCCGGTCACATCGATATCAGCAGCAGTACCAGAAAGCGGCAAAGACGCACCGGTTCCGCCGCGCAACTGCGAGAAGAGTATTCGGCCCGCCGCGCCGATGCTCACCTGAATTCCGGTGCCGGAAACGGTGCCGCTGTTCGGGTTGAAAGTCTGATCGCCGGCCGTCCACAGGGCGACCAGGTCCGTGCCCGTCGGCTTTGGCCCGGTGTACCGGAACGCAATCGCGCGGGACCACGTCGTACCCGCCGGACCGTTCACGCCCGGAGGGGTCGTCAGGAACGTTGCGGGGGCCGCTGTAGCCGTTCCCGGGCTGCCGTTGGACAGAGTGACCACGGTGCCGTTTCCGGCCGCCCAGACTCCATTGACGGGATCCGTAGCTGTGACTGCGGCACCGGCCGTGAGCGTGCCCGGACCTAGCCGCGAGGTACCGATGACCATCGGGCCGTTGTTGCCCGTCCCGTCCGCAAAAGTCGTAGAACCCTGCGGGTCGGAAAGCGTGAAATTAAAGCGCGGGCCTCGGGCGTAAATCTCTTCGGTGAGCGGGTCGCGAATATCCCGCTGAGATAGCAGGGCGAAAGCGTCGACAGCCGTAGGGGAAACGACACCGTACGAGCCTGCGTCCCGCCATGCCGTCGGCCACCGCTCAACAAATCCCGCAAACAGCGGATACCACGGGGACGGGACGGTAAAGGCCGTAGCCGTCGAACCTTCCTCAACCTGCCAAGCGTCCATCTGAATTGAGCAGGCAACAGACGTGGCCGAAACCGAAAACCCGCACTGCATTGCATACGCGTTCGCAGGCATGGTGTAGGTAAAGGTGATCAGCGACCAGGCAGCATTAGCCGCCCCCACCAGCGTCACGGCCGATCCGTAGTTGTTCACGGACGTTCCCGCACTGTTGTAGTACGACAGGCGGGCCTTGACGCCCTGCGAGGTGCCCGCACTGATGTTCCGGACGCGCATTTGAATGGTGTACGTGGCGCCAGGCTTACCGGCGAGCAGGCGCGTCCATCCGACAGTCGAGCCGGACGTGTTCCCCGCCGTGCAGTCGAACTGAAAGACGTTCGCACCCTGGTACGCGCTGCCCGAGGCGACGATCTTTCCGCCGGACGGGTCGCACGTCGAGAGCATGTCGAGTTCCGCAGGAATCGCCCCGGCCGGATAGCCCTCGCCGCCGGTTGCCTGGCCGGCTAGCAACAGGTTCGGGGTCGGCGGGTACTGCACGCGCATCCGGATAGGCTGATACGGGGCAATCGAGCCATACCAGGGGCCCGAGGTGTTCGTGAGGTCTAGGGCCCCGTCGGAATCGTCCAGCGAGGCCGAGAGGGTTCCCGACTGCGACTGGTCAAGCTCGTATTGCTTGCCTCGCTGCGCCCCGATGGAGCCGAGCGTACGGCCGGTAAGGCTGATCAGTTTGTCCACGGGGACGGCGCCGTTATTGGCGTCCCACAGCGGGCCCCACGCAAGTTCGGTGTTCGGCCAATTTGGATTGAGCGTCAAGGGTGATCCCTCCCGGGGACAGGGCCGGGCAGCGAGGAAATTTCCCTACTGCCCGGCCATGGTGATTACCGCCGGAACGGCACGTACGAACCGGTGTTGCGCGCGGCGTCTTGCAGCATTACGCGCTTGATCGTGTCGGCTAGGTCGCGGTCCGCCGTGACGGATCCCTGCACCGTTACGTGCACGTGCGTGTGATGCTGGACCGGGCCGGCCGAGGGCAGCGAGGCGGAACCGCCCGCAAAGGCAGGCTCAAGGCCGCCGATGCTTCCCGCGCCAATCGCCGCGTTAGCTAGCTTCCGAACGGCGCCGGTTGCCTTGTCGGCGTGTTGGTCGACACCGAGGGCGATTCCCTCGGGAATGGCCCGACCGACCACATTCGCGAACACCTTGGAAGGCGAGTTGATATCTAGGACCGACTTGGCGGCATTTAGGGCGTCGTGTGCAAGATTCGAAATCTTGTCGGTCAGCCAGTGCCAGGCGCCCGTCAATCCGTTGATGATGCCGGTAACGATCCCCTCGCCGACCGCACTGAATTTGTGCACAGCACCGGAGAGGAACGACAGCATTTCGTCCCACTTTTCAGCGATCCAACTGCCGATCGAGCCGAAAATCGACTTGATATCCGCCCACAGCAGTTTCATGGGAAAAACCGCGTAGTGGTATACGAGATTCCAGACGCTTAGCGCCTTTCCGGCGACCCAATCCCAGGCCGCCCCGAGCCAGCCGGCCAGCGTATCCCAGAGCGACATCAGGAATGCGCCGATTTGCTTAGTCGGGAGGACCACGTGCTGATATACCAGCGTCCAGGTGCTGAGCGCGACACCGCAGATCCAATCCCAGATACCGCCGAAAAAGTCGGCGATTCCGCCCCAAATTGAAGAGGCCGTGTGGGCAATTGCCGTGTGCGTCCGATTCCAGATGCCAATCAGAATCGCAATCGGCGCCGCGAAAATCAGCAGCAGCAACGGCCACCACTTCGCGAAAAACGACGAGATCCCGTGCCAGACAGCCGCCGTGACATTCGAGATCCAGTGCCACGCCGAAACGATCGGGTCGGCTACCGCGTGCCAGGCAGACGAGAAAAACGCCGCGACAGAATGCCAGGCCGCCACAATCGGCGCAACAATGTACGTGTGCCACGCCGAGGCCGTCTCGTTCGCAAGCCAATGCCAGGCACCGACCAGCCAATCTACGACATCCTTTGTGATCTGCTTAATCCACGTCCACACCTCGCGCCAGTGCATGACCAGCAGGACCAGGGCCGCGCCGAGGACCGCAATCAAGATGACCAGCTCGGGAATTCCGGTCGCCCACATGGCCGCAGCAAAGTTCCATGCCGCGATGCTGGCAGCGACCAGGCCCACCGCGAGGATTCCGCCGATGGCACCGCCGAGGGCCTCAACCACAACCCGGTGATGCGCGAGCCACGTGGTCCCCTCGTTGAACAGATCAAAAATCTTCATCGCCACGGGCATTAGCTTCTGGCCGATGGTGATTTCAAGGGCCTCAAAATGCCCCTTGGCCTCGGCTAGCTTTTGGTTGAAAGTCGCTTGTACGTCCTTCCAACCCTCAATGTCCCTACCGCCAGCCTTGACGTGCTCGGAAATGCCCTTGACGTTCTCCTGAAACGTCTTCATATGGTCGCCCGTAAGCTGCAAAGCGCCCATCATCGACTTAGTTCCGCCGACCATCGTGGCAAGCGCACCAATGTACGTCTGCTGCGCCGGAGGAATGTTGGCGAGCACCTTTTGAAACTCGGTCGCGTTCGCCGACGCCTTTTGCAGATGCTCAATCAGCACCGTGCCAGCGGGGCCCATTTTCGCCTTAATGGCGTCGGTGAGCATATTCAGCGTGGAAGCTAGGCCGTTGGTCCCGAGGTTCTTGCTGACCTCAACGGAACTCAGACCGAGCGACTTCATTTCGGCCGCAGCCTTTGGCGTCGCGTTCGAGAGCTGCCCGATGGTCTGCCGCAGATAGGTAGCCGCAACGTCCGCCGAGGTGCCCTGCGCGGTCATGGTCGCCATTGCGCCGAGGACCTCATTAAGGCCCACCTTTGCAGACGAAGAAACCGGCAGAATCGATGCCATAGAGCCGGCCAGGGCTTCCATATTGGTTTTGCCCTCGGCCTCGGTGCCAATGAGGGCGTTCATAACGTCGGTCGCGTTTTGCTGCGTCTTGATGACGTCGTTTGTCTTGAGGCCGTATGCGTTCATAGCCGTTGTCACGGCGTCCGTAACGCTGCCCAGCTCGGCCGCACCGACCTTGGCGCCCATGGCGGAGACCTTGAGCAGGTTAAGGGCGTCGGCCCCGTGATAGCCGGCTGACTCGACCGTGTAAAGGCCCGTAGTTAGGTGCTCGGTCGACTGCCCGACCTCGCCGGCCATCCGTAGGACGCCGTCCCCAACCATTTTCATGTTGGCCGCAGACTCGCCGGCGCCCGTGCGGACACGCGTCATTGCCGTATCAAAATCGGCCGCCATGTGCACCATGTGCGCACCGGCGATCACCGCACCAGCAGCCACGCCAAGAAAGGCGTACTTAGATATCGTGGCTAGCTGCTGAAAACTCGAACTGCCTTGCCGTTCGATGTTCTTTAGCTCGGCCTTGACGCCCTTAGCCGTGGAATGAAACCCGGTAGCGCTGCCGAGGAATTCGATAAATACCGGGGGAAGCGCACCCACAGCGTCACATCATTTCTTTATGCTCGTCGCTTTCGCCCACGCCGCAGCCCAAACGGCGGGCATCTTCCCTTCCGCCTTTGCGACACCGGGGCGGAAAAACGGGTACTTGTTCTCTACTTCGCCCTTGTACATGTTCTGCCAGCCGAATTTGCCACCGGACATAACCACGGCGGAGAAAGTGCCCAGAGTCCGGCGGGCATTACGGCTGCCACGAATGGACTTGTAAAGGTCACCGGTCAGCCGGCCCGGACCGCCACTCTTCCGGACAACGTGCGGATTCAGGCCGAGGGATACACCCTCGCGGTCCTTAGTCTTACCCCGGTGATCCCAGCGAGGCCGGCCCCGCATATTCGACCGGACAGACTGTTTCGTGATCTGCTGCACCTTTTTAAGGGCGAACACGGTATTCCGGTCTACCTCGCGTTGCATGGCCGTTAGGCCCGCATCGAGAATTCCCGTACCTCGGACGACGCCCCGCACAGAGTCGTTAGGCATTCGACTGCCTCTCGTCAATGTTGCGCTGCGCGCGCTTTACGGCGTCGTCAACTGCCAGCAGCCAATCAAGGGTTACGGCGGATTCGTCGGCGAGGTCGGACGGGCGACAATGCATCAGTGTGCACAGCCGCCACGTCCGGTACTCGTCTACGGGTAGCTTGTCCGCCGGAAACTCAAAGGTCCCCTCTAGCGTGCTGCTTAGGCGATAGAGGGCGCGGTAGGGGAATCAGCGTCCGGGGTCGGCTCAAAGTTCGGCATGAGTTCCCGCAGGAGCGGCGCACAAGCCGTACGGAGGGCGTCAAGGTCGCGCCCAGGAACGTCCTGCACGGCGTCCACAGTCACCGGGAACTCATACGACCAGCCACGGACCACAGCGGCTACTAGGGCGTCGTTTAGCTCCTCTAGCAGGTCGAACGCCTCGCCCATACCGGCGGCTACCTTGAGCTGCACGTCGGCGGGAATCTCGGCGTCGTTACCGGCGGCAGCCTGCGCGGCCTCGGCCTCGCGAATCGCAGCAGCAAAGGCGGGCATGCCCGCTAGTCGCGTCTGAATCCGGCGGATAGGCCGGCGCTGCCGCTCGGTCACGTCCACGGCGTCGCGGATATCGGCGGTCGCGCCGGAGGGCAGGGTGATGTGCTGAGCCATTACTTGTACGTCCCGGTGTTGATTGCGTTCTGGAGAGTGGCCTTGATCGGGGCGTAACCACCCGAGGCGCCAATGTCGGTCGTGTTCGCCTTTGCAGTGAAGGCGACTGCTAGCTCTACGTAATCCTTGCCACGGCCAATGTCGGCGCTCTGGTAAACCACACTGGACATGTGCAGCTTGAGCGAAACCAGCGTGGGGCCGGTGCCCGAGGAAAACGTGATATCTAGCGAAGGATCGGTAGCCGTCAGATAATTCGTTAGCTGCGACTCGTCTTCCATGATCAGGGTCATCTTTCCGGAAACGGAAAGCGGACCGGACCAAAGGGCGTGCGGATTCTGCGAGTTGTCGACCGTGGTCACGATGGTTACCGGACGCTTAATCGTCAGATCACCGTCTAGGACCGTGTGAACGGCCGTGCCGCCAATCTGCACCGTGCCGGTCCAACCGGGCATCGGCGAGGCAGTCGTGAAAGACGGAGTCGGGTTCGTGGTCGGGACGGACGCGAGGGCCACAGCCTTAGCCGTGAACGTCAGCATTCCATCGGCGTTGAACTTGAACCCGACCTCGGAAAACTTCGCGCCCGGGTACTGCCGCGTATTGACCGCGTAATAGTCCGTAATCGTGTACGACGGGCACTGGCCGTCACCGGAATTCAGCAGCGAGCAGGAATGCGTATACGGGGCCGACGCGCCCGTAGTGGCAATCTCGCCGAGGACACCGACAAGAGGCCACCCGATGGTGTCCGGGAACACGTCGCCGGCGAAATCGAAGGTAGACGACTTGACGGTAGGAACCTCGTCGTAGTAGTCCGTCATCGAGCCGCGCATACCCTTGTCCTGCGCGAACTTCGTAACGTCCTTCGGAGTCGGCGGGCCAGTCGGAGCGATAAACGCCGTAGCCGCAACCGGGGTGCCGAAAACGGTTTCCTTGGCAATGCCGAGGACGGTAGCGAAAGTGGGCTTTGCACCCATAGAGAACCCCTTAGATAGCTAGGTCGGAAACGGCCGGGGCCGGAGCAGGAACGGGGGAACCGTCAGCCGCAGACCAACGGCCGTCCGTCGGGGCCTCGGCGAGGTCCGCAACGGCACCCGGAGTCACCTCAAGGCCGAGCGTCGGGTAATAGCGGGCGTCGTCACCCGTGTACTTGAAAGAGGGCATGCGCGAAGACTCCAAAGCGCGAGCAGTAGGGAAATTTCCGTGCAGCTAGATACGCTGACGGCACTGGATTTCGACGGCGGCAGACGCCACGCGGCCGGAATGCGCGTCATCCCACATGACCTCTTGCGTGTGGCTGATAGGGCGAGCCACGATGACCGCACCACCGAGCGTCGGATCGCTGCGCACAACGGAAATCGCAACGTCGACCAGGTCAGCACAGCGCGCGTAAGCGGCCTGCGGGTCGTCCCCGCCCCGGTACACCTCAACCTGAATTTCTACGGTGTACTGCTCGTCCAGCCAGCCGGCCCCGCCGGATCCGACAAGGGAACTGACGCCCAACTGCCGCGCCACCTTGCCCACAGTCACAATGTCCTCGGGCTGATCAGGGCCGGGCTCGTCATAACAGACCAGCAGGCTCGCGGACTTGTCGAACATGTCCGGGGTCATGGCAGCGGTTAGGGCCTGAAACAGGTACGCCCGGACGGCCGTGGTCGTAGATACGGGAATGGTCATCAGGCAATCCCCGGAGCGCGGCGGAATCCGGCCCAAAGCTCAATCACGCGCGAGGGCAGGGCGAAACCGGTGGGCACACCGGGCACGTCACCGTCGTAACCGGATCCGCCGAACTTGGGTCGTCCACCCTGCTGGGTCAACTGCCAAAGGTGCCGGATCAGTTCGAGCGTCCCGAGGCGAACCGAGTAGGGAACGGAACCGGCACGGCCGGCCGTGTAAACGAGCTTGACGTTCTTCTCACCCGCAGCGAACAAGGCAGCGCCACCGCCCATCGTGCGGCGCGAAACCGTGCCCGTCGAATAGTCGACCGTGAACGCGAACGCGCTGGACTGCCCGCCTAGGTCCTGCTCGGTGAGCGCGAAACCCGAAAGGCCGTAGTACTCGGTGCAGCTAAGCACCTTTGCTAGGGGCAGCCAATCCGGGGAAAGCGTCGACACTCCCCCGTCGAAAAACTGAGTATGCGTCTCGGGCAGGAACGGGCCGCAATGGTCGCGCGCGAGGTCGGCAGCCGCGAGGATGAATCCCTGTAGCTCGTCGTCCTGGCGCACGTCGTCCGCCCGGATATTTAGGTGCGCCTTGACCGAGGCGAGGTCGACTAGCTGTTCTACGCCCACCGGGCGCACGGTGAACTGTCCCTCGCTGGCGAACCCGACCCCCGAGGCCGAGGCGGTCCAGCGGTAAAGCCACACGCCCGGCACGGACACCGAGGGGACGACGGCCGTAAAGGCACCGCCACCGGCCGAGGCGACAGCCGGCGTACTGACGGAGCCCGAGGGGTCCGTGACAGTCACAGAGGCGCCCACAGGCCCGGTTACCGGTACGCCCTGGTCGTCTAGGACAGTGACGGTAACGCCTACGTCCTGCCCCGTGTAGTAGATCAGTGCCACGGGGAACCTTCCTAGGCAGCCTTGCGCGGAGCGCGCTTAGTGGCAGCGGAGAGAGCGGCCTCGGCGTCGGCCAGGACCGCGACGCGCATTGCCTCGACCTCGGCGCCGAGGTGCGACACGTCGTAGGTCCGCAGACTCTCAACGGTGGTCGTCAGTTCGGCGCGCACGTGCGTTACGCGGTCCTTAAGGCCGTGAAGCGTGGAAGCCTCTAGGTCGTCCATAAGGCCGCGCGCGTAGTTAATCGGGTTGATATTCACGCGATTTCCTTTCTAAGGGGTCCGGCAAAGCGCCCCCACCACGTGACAGCAGGGGCGCTAAGCGGGATTAGAAAGTAGGCGTGACCAGCGCGGCACCGTCGATTACGGAAATCGACTTGGTGTAGCGGGCCGGCTGGAACGACGCGTAGTTGTAGAGCCGCACGAATACCGAAAGCTGGGAGGCGAACGTCTGGGGGAACGCCTCAGCCTTGACATTGCCCTCCCACAGGACCAGGTCGGCCATACGGGCGACAATGATTCGGTCCTGATTGGTACCGGCACCGACGTTGGTCGGGATAAGCGCGTCAACGTAGACCGGAAGGCCCAGCATCGTGCCTACGTAACCCTGCGAGACCACGTCACCCATGGTGCCCAGCGCGTTCATCGGCGCATTTGCGTTCGGCACGACCAGCGGACGGCTCTGGCCGTCAACAGCGGCTAGCAGCATCGCCCAACGGCGCGGGTGCATGATGATCGTGTCCGGCGGGAGGAACCGGTTCGTGTGAATCGTCTGAATGGCGTTCGCCACGGACGCGTAAATCGTCTTCGCGTCGGAAGTCGCACCGGTCGTGATCGCATTCGTACCCGACAGAGTGAAAATGCCGAGAAGCTGACCAGCCGCACCGGAACCGGAGAGAACCTGGCTATTCAGGTTCACGGCGTACGCGCCAGCGAGGTCCGCAAGGATCATGTCATCCACGTTTAGCGGAGACTGCTCGATCAGCTGTAGGGAGAGCGTCTGGCCACCGGCGATCGTCACAACCGAGCTGGAAATCGCGGTCGTGGTCGCGTCCGTCTGCTGCACGGCGGTGTTCTGCGTACCCTGAATCGCAGTCTGCGTACCGGTCGCAACCTTCGGAATCGAAATCGAGTCCGTACCGGCCGGCAGGGCCTGAGTCGGCACCCGATCGGCGGTCACACGACCAGCGCGAGCGAGCTTTACGAACTCATTCTCCAGCCACAGGGGCGGAACTAGCTCGCCACCGGCACCATTCACGGTGGTAAGCGCTCGGGCTTCCTTGCCGCGCGCCGTAGCGTTTCGCGTCAGACGGTCGTACGCCTCGCGGTCGCCGTTCTTCTGCGAGTTCCACAGGTCCCGGAAATAGGACTTGCCACCCGGGCCAGAGCGGTAAATCTCCGGCTCGCTGGTCACCTGAAAACCGGACGGGGCGTAACGCTTCGCCATCTCGGCAGCGGCAACGTCGGCCCGGTGCTGCTCGTCCAGCTCAGCCACGCGAGAGTCAATATCCCGAATCTCAGTCTCGGCAGCGTCGAAACGGCCGGACTCATCGGCGGAAAGCGAGCGGTTCTCAGCCTTAGCGGCGTCGACCAGCGCGGCCATTTCGGCACTGCGCTCCGCTCGCTCGGCTAGGAGGCCGTTAATAACGGTGGGCTTGTCCACGGAATTACTCCTTACCAGTGCGGAAATTTCCGCGCTGCGGGTTGGCTAGTAGGCGCATGCGCGCGTTGAACATGGAAAGGTCGACCGGGGCCGGCGGTAGGCCCTCAAGTTCCCGAATCTGATTGGGAGTGAGGAACCCCTCGCGCGCCAGAATGGCGAGGTCCAGGCCCCGCAGCGTCGCCCCCGCCGTAGCGGGATTCGCGCCGTAATTGACCGCGCTTACATCGCCCTTATTTAGGTCGACCTCGGTAATGTCGCGCTGCGTCCAGTCGGGCGACCAGACCTGAGACGTGACCCGAAATCCGAAACTCATTTCGTCAATGTCGCCCCGGTCCATCGCACTTCGTAGGCTCTGCACGTCCGGCGAGGCCGGATCTAGGTCCGCCTCCACCAGCAGCCCTACAGAGTCCTCGGCGAGGCGCATAGTGCCGCTCTTAGTGCGAGCGAGCGTCAGGCCCGCGTGATTCACCTTGAACGGCACATCGGCGCCGTCGGCGAGCGTCCGCGTGAACGCCCCTCGGCGGATCACCTCGGTATAGTCGCCCAGGAAATCGCACATTTCGTACGGGGATTCAGTCACCGACGCATAGCCGGTAAACGTGAAAGTCTCGCCGCCCGTACCGTTCGGCACCCCGCGCATTTCCATGTCCCGGAAGTTTGCGCGCCGCTCTACCGAGGCCGTCTGACGACCCCGGATTGATAGATCATTCATTACAGAACCGCCCCTAGCGCGTCAGCCTTTGGAGCCGAGGGCGAGGCCCCCGTGTCCTTCATTGGCTTGACGTTGGAATTCAGCGGCGCCGCGATATCGTCGCCACCGTCAATCGGGCCGTAATTCTCAAGGGCCCGAATTTCGTTGGTCGTCAGCAGTGCAGCCGCTCGGGCCGCGCCGTACATCGCATAGCGGCCGGCGGTGTCAGTTCTTAGCAACGCGTCAACGTTGAACCGCGCCGTTTGCGGGCCGGGCAGCATGGCGGACCATGCGTCTTCAAACCGGGCGAGCCACGGGCCGAGGGTGTACGCGAGGAAAGCTAGGCCCTGCTGCTCAATGCCGGTTCCCCAAGACGTTGTCTTGTCGACCTGGCCGAGCATGTGCGGCGGCACACCGAACAACATGGCAATGTCGAGATTCTGCGCCGCGCGAGTGCCGAGGAACTGTGCATCCTCCGGCGAAACGGAAATGCTGCGCCAGGACGCCCCACCGGACAAAATTCCGACCGTGTGAGAGTTCTCAAGGCCCGCATGCGAGGCGGTAAACGACTCCTTGAGGCCCCGCGCACGCTCCTTATCGAGATCCCCCGGGACCTCAACGACCCCCGTTAGGTGTGCACCCTTGGCGAAGAACCGCGCCCCGAATTCCTCGGCAGCGAGGCCAAGGCCGATCGAGTTCCGCGCGTACGCAATGACCGACATTCCGGTAGGCGATTCCGGGTAGGACATGCCTATCAGGTGGACAATGTCGTCAGAGTCGACAGGCTTACGGTCGATTTCATAGACACGCTCGCCGTACGCGTTGAACTGACAGCGGACACGGTCCGGGTGAATGACCCGCAAGCGGACAGGCCGGCCCCGCGCGTCCCGAGCGAGTACCAGGCAATACGCGTTACCCCGCAGCAGCAGAGAAACCATGAGCTGAGACAGGCCGAGCCGGCGCGTCGGGAAACGGCTGTTAGCCTGCCCGCCGAACGGATCCCGGATCACCTGCGGAACAGGGTCGACCCGCTTTCGGATATCGCCGTCGGCGAGGGTGGCCTCAAACGGCAGCGTCGACACAGCGTCAGACAGGATCCGGACGCTTGCAGCAACGGCAATGAGCTGCATTGCGCTGTCATCCGTGACCGGAACGCCCGCTGTAGTGAACGCCGCGAGGGAACCGTTCGACGGAATCGACCACGGATCACCGGGGCCCGAGGGCGAGAAAAAGCGCTTCTCAAAGCGTCCTAGTAGGCTCACCGGTCAATCACCCAACCCGCAACGAGTAGGGCAACGCCGAGCAGCAGGACACCCGCCGCAACGTTCCATGACCACACCGCACCGACCAGGCAACCGACACCGGCCACGTCCGCAACTTCACCTAGCACGCGCCGGAGAGTGCGCGGATCAATGCGCTTCACACGCACACCCCTTAAAGGTCAGCCCAACTGAAAAATTGGGGAGTCGGTTCGGGCTCGGGCTCAAAACACGCCCGCTCCAGGCCCATCACTGCGGAAATCGCGAGGTCGATTTTCCGAGGGGAACCCTTCGCATCCTTGGACAGGCGCGAACCGCGCGCATCCGTGCGAATAACGCAATTCGACAGGTGCCGCGCCAGGCGCGGATCCCCGGAATGCGTGAGGGTTTTGTTCATAACCGCTTCGTAGAAACGGGTGGTCGCCGGAATCATTCGGGCCGGAGACTGCGGGAACTCGACCACGGGTAGGCCCTCGGATTCGAGCACCTGATACGTGCGGGCCCAGCGGAACGGGTCACAGACAATCTCGCGAACCTGCCAGCGTCGGCAGGCTGCCCGGATTTCGTCCTCAACGTTCACAATGGGAACGGTCCAGTCATTGCCGGACCCCGTCGGCTTTTCCCAAGCGGCCACAACGTCGACATGCGGCAGCAGGGAAATTTCCCCGTTGCTGGTCGGGCACGCCACAACCACCAGGGCCGTTGAGTCGTTCGAAAACGAGCCGTCGAAACCCAAAACAACGTCTGCGCCGTCTGGAATCTCGACCTCGGGCGCCGCACAGTCGTCCCATGCGCCGGCCGGTAGCCAAGCCTGCGCCGTGGACACCCACTGATTAAGGCGCTTCGTACGGAATTCCGCCTCGGGGGTGCGGAGCACAGCGGAATGGAAATCGTCCGCCGAGACAATGTCCCCGTAACCGGGATTCGCAGCAGCCCAAACCTCGGGGTCGCGATGGTCGGCACCCTCGGGCGCGCCCCACCACTCAAAGTAGAAAGTCGGGTCGTCCAGCTCGCCGGAAACGAGCTTGCACCCGTACTGATACATGCCGTAACACAGGGAATCCTGACCGGTGCTGTCTGACTTGACACCCGCAGTCGTGATCCCGACTAGCAGAGGTTCCGTACGGGCACCGGTGGCGAGGGCCATAACGTCCCATAGCTCACGGTTTGGCTGCGCGTGGACCTCATCGAAAAGGACGAGATGCGGATTTAGACCTTCTTTGGTAAAGGCCTCGGCGGACAGAACCCGATAGACGGATCCGGTCGCCGGAAGTTCAATTGCGTCTCGGTACGTCTTGAACATTCCGCCGAATTGCGGCTCTAGTTCAATCATCTTTTTAGCCGTACCGAACACAATTCGCGCCTGCTCTTTATCCGCAGCGCACGAGAAAACCTCGCCACCGCGCGGACCGAACGCGAGGCCGAAAAGCGCAATGCCAGCGCCTAGGGCCGACTTGCCGTTTTTACGGGGAACGCCGATTAGGGCCTGGCGATGCTTGAGCCGGCCATCGGTCCGACGGGCGAGCAAACGCCCCATCATTCCGGTCTGCCAATCGCGCATGACCATCGGTTCACCGGCGGAACCGCCGACGGAATCCTTAGTCACCCGGAGAAACTGAGTGAAATCACCGAATCCGTCACCGTCACCACCCACCACCGAGGCAGGGTCGACATGCGAAAGGAACAGCGGGCCGGTCATTCGGCCCCCTTGCGCCGTGCGAGCATCTCCTCAAACGCGTTCTTTGCCTTGACTTCCGCAACGCCCATTCGGGTTCGGTCAGTCGGTGTCAGGCCGAGCGCGCTGTAAAGCTTCGCGATTTCGGTTTCGATGGTCGACAGCATGCCGATTACGGGATTCGCGTAGGCGTAACCCTTGTCGGTGAATAGGACGGCCTCGCTTTCAGCGAGCAGCCTTTTGAAGTCGGCGCGACGATCTTGCTTCTCACAGAGCAGTACGAGCGTCGGGCGGTCGGTGTCGGCGAGCCACACACAGCCGGCTGTGACGTGCTCCCAGAGGGCCCGGCCCTCCGGTCCAAGCTGCACGGGTGGGGCCGTTACGACCCCCGCCACGGGCGCCGCAGAGGCTAGCGAGGGCAAGTCACGCTTGCCCGGATTCCCCAACTTGCGCTTACGCTCGTTCGGGACGGGCGGACGACCGGCAGTCATGCAATCACCGGCCTTTCCGCCTATACCCCCGGGGTCCGAATTTCGCGACGGCGTGTTTTCGCCCTCGGGCTGGGTCCGGAGGCCGCTCGCCCTTATAGATAGAAGTGCCCCCCTATGGGGGTGTATGTCCGATTTGACAAACGCCTAGCGAGTGGTCCCACCCTTGCGGGCATTGCACCCTCGGCAGAGAACACGCAAGTTGCTGCGGTCGTCGGTGCCGCCTGCTGACTTAGGTACTAGATGATCTACCGTTAGGTCAGTAGCAGCATGACTAGGAACTAGATAGCCAGGACACCACTCACCACTAGTGGCTAGGTGTTCCTTGATTACAGCCCTAGATATCTGCTGCCATCGGTAGCCATAGCCACGTGCAGTAGCACCACCACGCCGCTTGCTATTGGCAGCGAGATAGGCAGCCTGGTGTGTGTCACAGCGTGAGGGATTGGCAGTCAAGGCCCCGCACTGTAGACAGGGCCGCTTAGCCACTTACCAACCCTCTGGCAGTGCAGCCGGCGGAGTATCACCGGAATTGCCAGGGACGGAAATCACTACAGGCTCCGGCGTACATGCACATGCGGGCGGCGCCACGCAATCAGCAGCATGCACAAGCGACGCACTGTCCAGAGAAATCGAATGGGCAGCGCAGGCAAAGCGGGCAATTAGAGTCTCACAGCGAACCGGGGCAGGGATATCAGAATCGGTAACCACGGCCGCCACAATGTCCGCAAACTCGGAATCCGTAGGGCGACGCCGCCACTGCACAACGGCGGGATTCCCGCACGCATCACAGAGCGCCATTACTGCCCCCTAGAACGGTGGATTGGAAAAGCCGAAATCCGCTCGCGTCTTTTGCTTGTGGCAGGGTCGACAGAGAATTTGGATATTCTCGTCTACGTCCTGGCCACCCTGCGCGAGGGGCAAGATATGGTCAATGTCGGCAGCGGACGGCAACACGCTGCACGGGCACCTAGCGCACTGGACCATCCCACCGAGGCGCATTGCCTTGCGGAGACGGTTCGCAGCGTCGTTACCGGACGCTAGGCGCTCTCTACGCTTGCGCCGTGACCTTACGGCCGGCCTGTCAAGGTAGACGGAGTGGTGAGCCGCACAGCGGCCCTTATGGGTGGCCTGCTCGCCACAGTCGATACATGGCAAGCGGAACCCCCAAATACGACAAAGGCAGTAGGGAAATTTCCCTACTGCAAACAGGTAGTCGCCGGGGGATTCGAACCCACCACTAATACGCTCCTAAGGCGCATGCCTCTACCGTTGGGCTAGGCGACCAGGGCCCTACCCGCCATGTTCGATGGTTGGTAAGGCTCGCTGCGGGGGCAGGGATCGAACCTGCGCACGTCGGATTAACAATCCGGTGCTCTGCCGCTGAGCTACCCCGCAAAAGTTGGCCCGGTCGGATTTGAACCGACGACATCCGGCATGTAAGGCCGGCGCTCTCTCCACTGAGCTACGCGCCATGAATCCCCCGAGTAAGCGACGGGGCCGCTAAGTGCTTCGCTCAGGACTCGAACCTGAAACCTACGGGGAATGAGCCCGCCGCTCTACCGATTGAGCTAGCGAAGTAAAACCGCGACTACGGGCGCGGACCGGGTGACGAGTTTAGAAATAGGACTCTTGCACCATGAGTCCTAGGCCGCGCAACGGGATTTGAACCCGCGACCTCCGGCTGTGCCACCGGTGCTCTACCGCTGAGCTACGCGCAGCATCGGCAGTTTTACAGGACTGCCCAACCCGAGCGGCATTTTTATATCGGACCCCCGCTAGAGTCCTGGCGTCTCCCACGGGATTTGAACCCGTACCCTCTCGCGTGACAGGCGAGCGCTCTAACCGTTGAGCTAGAAAGACAAGTGTCATCGGGTGACGGAGTCGAACCGCCATTTCTCGATTTACAGTCGAGCGACTTGCCGTTAGTCGAACCCTCCGGAGCCCCCACTAGGATTCGAACCTAGGACCGCCGGTTTACGAAACCGGAGCTCTGACCATCTGAGCTATAAGGGCAAGCCCTCGCGATTCGAACCGCAAAAGCGGGAATCGAGCGAGGGGAGACTATCGCGGACGCGTACCGCCTCGGTTGGCGCGAGGGGTGAGTGTCAGGCCCGCCTGTCTCTGGAATAGAGAGAACCCAAGGCATTCCTGCTACAGCGCGAGGGGCGCGCGGTGTCGAGTTACGTTGGCGAGGTGTTTTTGAGTTTGCTATAGGTATTTTACTCACGTACAAACTAGAAATAGAGAGAGAACCGACACTCGACACCGTCAGGGGCCCGAAAACGCCAAAAGACGCCCCGAAACGGGACGTCTAATGGATTAGCTTAGGGTTACCTTAGTGATTCAGGTCACTTAGGGTTGCCTTGCTCGTACAGCTTGGCGCGCATTTCCGCTGCCCGCTGTTCGAGAATCTCCAGCAGTCGGCTAGCGGGCATGTCCGGCTCGTTCGCTGTGATCTCTTTGATTCGGTGGCTCATGTCCATGTACATGGCGCACTCAATGGCGAGCATGTTCACGCGGCGGCCTCCTCGGCCTTGGTGTGCACCCAGTCAATCCGGATGCGGCGCGACAGTTCTTCCAACGTGCGTTTCTGCCCACCCTGGCGCGGAGCCTTGTGCAGCGTGATCCGGGCAATGAACAGTCGCAGGAACACGCGCCGCTCGGTCACGCTGGCGTCATGCCACCAGGAACCGGGGCCGATGGGGTCCGCGTTCGGATCGTCGTCCCGTACCCATTCCGCGATCGGCAGCGGGGGTGCCGCTTCCTCCTCAAGGTCCGCGAGACGGTTCTCAACGGCCGTCAGCCGGCCTGCGAGCGTCTTCTCTGACCGGAGGAACCGAGCGCGTCCCACAGACGTGCTGTAGCCGCCTGCGTCGCGGTCGTCGTACAGCTCCTCTAGTGCTGCAACGACCTCGGCCCGCTCCGTCACGATGCGCGACCGCTCAGCCGCCTTGTCTGGCCGTTCGTTGGCTCGCCCGAACCGCCGTGCCGCTTCCTGCAACACGTCGTATGTGTCCTCATCGCCCCCGCCGTTTTGGAGCAGTGCGAACACTCGGCCCGCAACGTAGTTGTCTAGGGCTCCCTGCGAGATGGACACGTTCCCCTCGTGCTGCCCCGGTTCGGGGTGGACGCGTGAACACCGGTACTGCTGGTATTGGACACCGTGGCGGCTTTTCATTCCGTGCGACTTGACGGCCTTACCGCATTCGCAGAATGCGATGTTGAGGCCGGTCACCAGGGCTTGCCCCCGGTCGATTCGTTCGCCGTCCCGCTTGCGCGTTTGCATCCACTGCTGCACTGCGTGCCAGTCTTCCGGCGAAATGATCTCGCTGTGCAGCTTGAGCGGCATCATGGTTTCGGGGTCGCGCGCTAGCTTGTAGCCGGTTACCGTCGTCCCCTGCTTTCCGTCCGCGCGGGTGGCGTACTGCGGCTCTGCCCCGTACCCAGCAATGCGGGGATCCTTGAGGACGCGCCGGATCATCTGAGCTGCCCACCGGCTATCGCTGAATTTCTTGCCGACCGTCTGTCCACGGGTCGGAATTCCTTGCGCGTCCAGCTTCGCAGCGATTCCGGCGACCGTGGCGCCATCGGGGCTTGCCCATTCGCCCTGCCCGAGGGGCTGCGCGACAATGTAGGCCACGATTTGCCGGATTACCGCCGCCTCGGACTCGTTTACCGCGAGTTTTTGAACAACGACGGGCCGACCGTTCTCGCGGGTGACGGTGGTCGGTTCGAGCTTGAATCCGTAAGGGGCCTTTCCTCCCGTGTAGCCACCCAATTCCCGGGCGAGCTTCTTTGCACCGGAGACAGCAACGCTCTTGTTTCTGCTTTCCTGGTGCGCGGCGTCAAGTCGCATAATCAGGTGGATCAGATCCATAAGGTTATCCTTACGGAAGCTGCCTTCATTCACGCTGACGATTGTTACGCCGAGGTTCAGCAGCTCGGAGACGACGGGGATAGCGTCTAGCGGGTTCATTCGTGAGAACCGAGCGACGTAGTAAACAACAATCATGTTGATTCGCCCGGCGCGGCAGTCGTTGAGCATTTCCTCAAATTTCGGCCGCACCTTCCCATCGAATGCGGAAGTGCCCAACTCCTCGTCATAGGCCGTAATCTGAGTGGCGCCAAGGGAGCGGGCCCGATCAAAAGAACGGTCGCGCTGATCCTCGGTCGACGCTTCCGACTGATTCGCCCTTTGTTCGGACTGTCGCGTATAGACTGCCGCGTGTATGTCCATACCCCGTACCGCCCCTGGTGTCGCCATGGTTTGAGTGTAGTCCCCTTTGGGAGCTAACTCAAAGGTTACCTCCGAAGCTGGACTACTCACAAGTTGGCCTCTGACCAGCAGGGACGCCCCGTGGTGATCATCGACGGGGCCTCGGCGTGACCCGCTCGTGACCCCGTATACGCCTCAAGGATGAGGCCCGGTTGCGGCCCTGTAGCGATCGGCTGCGCCCCCGTGCACCGGGCCTGGTCGGTGCGTACGGTCGGATGCATGGAACAGCGCACCCTTACGAGCGGCGGGCCGGCTACGGGCTGCATTACCGACAAGCGGGCGGCAGTTGAGGAACTGCACCGGCTCGCCCGGACGATTACGACAATGGGCCTGGTGTCGCTCGGCTATCGCGTACGGCTGCGCCCGTACGGGACGGGTTGGGCCGTATTCGTGACCGAGCCTGCGGGCGTGGAATAGACCAGTGACCGCGCCCGTTGTGATCCCCGCTACTGCACTCCCCCGAAAGGCCCAATCCCCCATGCGCGACCGTTCCGCCATCACGCTGCGGACGTACCGGGTTACGGCAGCCGGCGAGCGACGCGACCTCGCCCCGGAGCGTGAATTCCCGGGCACCGTTCCCGCCGACACTCCCCTGTTCCGCAACTCTCACCGGTGGGCACCGTGCGAATGCCCGCAGCACCGGGCGTGAGGCAGCAGTGAGCCCCGTACACATGCCACGGGGACGACATGTGTACGGGGCCGCTAGGTGGTGCGCTGGATAGTGACCTTTGCGAAACGGCCATGCACCCGGATTTCATCGGTCCATACGCCCGCCGAGTGGAGAGCGTGCCGGATCATGTTCTTCTCGTCGTACTCGCCTAGGTTCCGCAGTGCTTCAAACAGCGCGTCCACAGAGCCGACGAATAGTTCCCGAGTTCCGGCTGCGGGCACGGTGACTGCCAGCCGGTAGGCCACGCTAGGCGCCTGTCTGCTGGGCTTCCTCGGAGCCGTTGGTCGTGGGATCCGCCGTGGCCGTTTCCGGGCTCTGTACGGGCTCACAGCGGGTGTGCGCGGGCATGTATCGGTCGCGCGGCGGGTGTCCGTCTCCCTCGCTGTCGAACATTCCGGACTGCACGCGGGCGTGATTCAGTGCCACGGGATTTCTCCGGTTCTGATTGAGGGAATTCAGCAGGCGCGTACGGGCCCGTAGCCGCGCGAGGGTGGGCGACTCCGCCACCGGTTCGAGAGCACTCACCGGGCCCCCACGGGTTCGGGCGCACACTTCGCCTCATGTTCGAGCAGCCGACGGAACAGGTCGGATTCCCGCGCCTCGGCGCCCATGCTGTTCCGCATCGTGTGCAGCTTCCGGCATGACCCGCAGGTGGGATAGTCGCTCGGCTCACTGGTCACCGGGCACCCCCGCGAGGGAAACGGCACTCTCCGGCGTGACGCTCGCGCAGTACCCGGATATCCGACAGCGCGGACTGGTCGAGTACGACACCGGGGCCGACGATCAGTTCCGACACCATGGCGTCGATCTTCTGGCACGCCGAGCAGTCCTCGGGTTCGGGGGTCGCTTCGCTGCGCCGTTCGGCGTGCACTGCTGCGGACATGTTGCCTCCCTAGGGCACCTCGCGAGCGTTCTAGTGCACAACGCTATGCATGCGGGCAGTGACGCGAGTACGTTTGCAGGTGCTCTAGTTCACTGACGGCACGTCAACACACAAGGGGCTGCGCATGGCTGCCACGGGCAAGACGTTCACGCTCATTGCGGATCACTACCGCCAAGAGATCATGTCCGGGGACCTCAACCCGGGTGACCGGCTGCCGAGCAATCGGGAAATGACCCAACGTTGGGGCGTGGCGACCGCCACCGTGTCCCGCGCTCTCCAGCAACTCCAGGTAGAGGGATACCTCCGAACTTCCCCGCGCGGCACGTTCGTTGCCGATGAGGCAGCGGTCACGGCAAGCGGTAAGGATCGGCTCTTGCAGGTGCAGCGGATCCGGTCCAGCCTCATGGGTGGCGAGACTGCCAAGGTGGTCCGCGCGGAACTCGCCGTGCCGCCCCTGTACGTGCAAGACCTGTTCGACCTCGACCCCGGGGACCAACTGATCAGGCGCGAGTTCGTGGCCGGCCGGGGACGGCACCGCACCATGTACCAGGGCGTCTACTACCCCGCGCACCTCGCGGCCCTGGTGCCCGATCTGCTCTCGACTGCGCCGAGCAAAAACGCGGGCCTGCTCGCCAAGATCCTTGACGCAACGGGCCGGACCATCACGCACGCTCGGGACGACATGCACGGGCGGGCAGCAGATCAGCGCGAGGCGGCTCACCTCGGGATCCCGCACGGGGCGCCGATCCTGGCGGGTGTGCATCGCTGGTCGGACGACCAGGGCGTGATCGAGTACGGGGAATGGTGCATTCCCACCCGCTTCACGATCGGGTACGAGTACAACCCGAGCAGGTAGCCGGCTGCGGGCCCGGTCTACCCAACATGCGGGCGGGCCGGGCCTAGTGGCTCTTGCACGTCTTACAGCGTGACTCGTCCCCCATGAGGCCGAGGCGTTCCATTGCTGCGCGGGCCCGTGGCGGGATCTCTGACGGATCCTTGGGCCAGGCAAGCCACGGGGTATCTACGGGGCGGTAGCGGGCCGCCTGGTCGTCCCATGCCCATAGCCACTCGGCACGGGCTAGGCCGGATTCGATGCCCCGGGCCATGACGCGCCACCGGGTGTGCTTACCGGGCGCAATCAGGCGGGACATGATCGTTCCGTACGTTTTCATCGTGTGGCAGAGCTCTTGCGCTGTGTAGACGTGCTCTCGCGTGACAGGTGACTGACGGCACAGGGCCCAGGACCATCCGCCGGTGTCGTTGTGGCTCGCGTACTCGAAATAGATTTCGACGGTGGGGGCGTCGAAAGACTGTGGCATGGGGTGACTGCCCAATCGTTGCAACGTATGTACTGCTTGCGGTGGGTTGAACTCTACACGCGTCGATTGGCCGAGTATGTCCGATTACTGCCCAGTAGACTACACACGGTGACGGATGGCTGTCCCGGTATGTCCGTTTATGGGCGGCAGTGAGGCAGCCGGCTACGTGTCGGCGGTCACTCTCCGGGGTTACGAGTCACCGTTTCTAAAGTTCCGGTAACAACACAGAAAGGCCCCCACCGAAGCGAGGGCCGTAACTGTTAGGAATCTTTACTGTCTGCTAGCCGTTTCTCGAATGCGTCTGTCTCATCCCATCCGGCGACCACGTCCGCGAGCGATGCGACTAGCTCTCTCACAACGGCCTCGGGCAGGATCACCTCAACCGGCATGCCGGTAGCCGTGCGGGCCTTGACTGCGACCCGCCGAGGGCCGAGGGTGCGGGCCGTCCAAGTGCCCCCGCGCGCTGCCAGGCTCACAATCGCTTTCCAAGTGTCGGCCATTCTGCCCCCTTCCGAGGCTCTGAGCGACCGCCTAGCGGCCTAACTAGGGCCGGGCGAGGCATTCCCCCACCCGACCCCCGAACGCGCCCCTACGCCCCGTAGTAAGCCTCAGCGTAAGCCTGCGCCGCCTTGTGATTCTTGAACCGCGCAACCGCTATCAGACCTTCCGAGAATCGCCCGGTGTAGAGATACACGCTCCCGGCCGGACCAACCACCTTGAACCCGCGCCCGTAGAACCATCCGCGCACCGCGTCGCCGTCCTGCTCCCAGTCGAGACCGGCGGATTCCCGCAACTCGGCCGGAGCGTGCGCCCGGAGAGTGCCCGTCCGGCGGTTCACCGTGCCGTACTTGCCGCAGTCCACGCACCCGCTCTTGATCTTCCGGGCGTTGAGGACACCACTGTTCGGGCACTCGTCCTGCTGCGCGGGAACCTCGGCGACCTCGGCGACCTCGGGAACCTCGGCCGTGGTGCGGACCTCAACGACAGCGATCGGGCGGAGCCGCGAGCCGCAGGAACCCTTAGCGGCGAGGTCAGCGGACGAGTGGAACGAGCCGACGAACACACCGTTTCCGTTGCTGTACACAGCGGCGTGCGTGTAAGTGCGGGCCGTGGTGCGGGTGTAGGTCTCGCCGTTGTACGTCGCGTAGTAAGTGACCTTCGCCATTGCCTTGCCTTCCGTTCGTTCCTGCTGACGAGAGAGACGTTATCGGCGTTTGTGACACCCGCGCAAGTAGCAACGGGGAAATTTCCCTGTTGCTCGGACAGCAAAAAGGCCCCCGTAGGGGCCCAAGTGCTGGTCAGCCGGCTACGCGGCCGGAGTGAAGAACTTTTCGAGCATGTCCGCCAGAGTCATGCCCGCGTACGGGTTAGCCTCCTCGGGCTCAGCCTCGACCACCGGCGCGGGGGCGTTCGGGTCAATCTCTTCGTAAGTGACACCGGGCATGTCGGCGACCAGGACGGCGGGGTCAACGGTGGTGTAACGCACGGGCGCGTCACCCTTGCGACAGTCGACGTACCCAATGTTTCCGCGAGTGTGGTTCGGCAGGGCCTTGGGCTTGCCCACGCTGGCACGCCACGCGGTAACGGCAGCCTTGACCGCCTTAGTGTGGGCAGTCTCAAGGGCCGCCACGGTCTGACGCGCGGTGCGCTCGGTGCGGATCACGTTCGCCACGCCGCCGAGGGTGAGAACCGTCTCGCGGTAGTCGTTGCTGCTCATGTCCACTCCCCTTGTTCGTTCCTGCTGACACGACAGACGTTATCGGCGTTTGTGACACCCGCGCAAGTAGCAACAGGGAAATTTCCCCGCTGCTCGGACAGCAAAAAACCCCCGCCGAGGCGGGGGCCGTTGCGTTCCCGCTGGTCAGCCAAGGATGGACAGTGCCCACGGAACAGCCTCGGACAGCTTTCCCGGCCCGGGGCAGGTCGACAGGTGACGCCCGGTCGACTCACACGCTGCACGCCACGCGGTGAACAGTTCACGCGGCCGGGTACCGGCGGGAAGGTGGCCGAGGGCCCGGAGCACGAACCGCGCTTCCTGTCGCAGGTGGGCACGCTCGGCCTCGGCGCGAATCTGCTGCCACTCAACCGCCTTGCGGATCCGGTGGGCAGTCGTCCCGACCCGCCGCGCAGCACACCCGGTACCGGCGAAAATCTCCTCGCCCTCGGCGGTGACCAGGTGGACCGTGCCGCGCAACTCTCGCCGGCCGCACAGCTCGCACGTAGTGCACTCGTCCGTCATGCCCCGGACTGCCCAGCCGTTCGCCATGGTGTCGCCCTTCCGTTCGTTCTACTGACACCGCAGACATTAGGGCCGAATGTGACACGGGCGCAAGTAGCAACAGGGAAATTTCCTAGTTGCTCAGGTACGGCGGTTCGGCACTCTCGGCGAAGTGTGCCCGCAGGCCGGCCAGTAGAGCGCGGGCCGCATCCTCGGTGAGCTGCACCGACGACCAGGACCAATCGTCGCCGTCCCGGTGCCCGGTAATCGTGACGCTCGGCACCCCACCGCCGGTCACCGACGGGCAGAAATGCACCGAGTTGCACAGCACCGTGTAGTTACGCGCCCGGTCCATCGGGCCACCTTTCGCGAGGCAATAGGGAAATTTCCGCACTGCAAGGTAACGGGGCGGTAACCAAACCTTCCGGATACCGCCCCTGCATCATCCTTGAGGACTACCTAGGTCACAGGCCGGACACGCGCCCGAACCCGCCGAACGTCTTTGCAGCGTCGCGGAGCGGCGAGTGCGTCACGGCGTCGACAGTCTTCGCCATGTCCAGCAGTGCAGCCGCGAGGGCCGTTGCCTGTACGGCGGTCAGCCGGACACGGTCACCGGGCACGGCAATGGAAATCTGCGAGGCTTCCTTGTCGTTGGTCCACACGAGCACGCGCCCGCCGGTCGACGTGGTCAGCTCAGCCTTAGTCTCGCGAGTAACCTTGATCATGTCCGTATCTCCTACTTGCGCCGCTTGTGACCGAGGACCAGGGCAGCGGCCTCGGGATTGGTCATGTGAACGGTTGCCACGCTGCGCCCGTCCGGCGCCTTTACGTGAACGTCTGCGAATGTCTCGTGTCGGGTGATCTCTACGGTTCCGCCGTCGCGCGTGCCAAAGCTGAGCATTTTCTCTCCCCTAGAAAAGGCCGAACTGTCTTAGGCTGCTGCACCCTTGAGGTAAAGCTCACGGAACCGCACGCGGCCCTTAGTGCGGGCCTGCTGCACCTGGTACGTGCTCAGGCCCATGTCCTCGGCCATTTCCCCATCGGCCTCGCCCACCTGGTCGCCGTAGTAGCGAACATCGCCGATGGCGTAGTCCTGCCGCAGGACGGTTCCCATGCGGGAACTCAGCTTGTCGAGCGTGCCGTGTACGCGGTCACGGATGACCCTTTGGCGGTGCGTCTCTACGTCCCGCTCGGTCAACAGGTCCTCGGGGATGCCGAGGGATCCGGCGATCAGTTCGCCGACGGTCACAGTCGCCCCGGCCTCGCCCGACACGGGGACGTCAAGGGAATCGGTACCCTGCCACGCCATGCGGGCCGCGTAGGCACCCTCTCGGCTCATCTTGCGGTCACCCATGGCCGCAGCGTCCTGCGCGACCTTTTCGGCCTCGTACGGGTCACCGCCGGCGAGGGCGATAGCCGTCTCGAAATCGGCCGCCGCACGGCGCGAAACGCCCTGGCGCGTCTCCGACTTGCGCGTGTTCGCCATGACGCCCCGGAGGGTTACGTCAATGAACTCTGCGAACTGTGCCACGTCCGTTCCCTTGAAACGGTCGATTGCTTCCCAGACTGCAATCCGTCCGGTCTGCGCGAGGTCCTCGGCGAGGTCCGCATCAAACCGGCTGCCGAGGGTAGCCGCCTGATTGGCAAGGAACGTCACTCGCGCCTCGGTCGCGGTGATCACAGCGGTTACGGCCTCAAGATCGTTGAGCTTTGCGTCTACGATCTGCTGCTCGGTCAGCTCAAGCATCGAAAACCCCTGTTCTTCGGTGTCTGTGAGGGAGAGAACCCAAGGAATTCCCGGTTTCCGTCCTCGCACAGACGTGACCGGGGTGGTGCTAGGGGTGGGGCTGATCAGTGCCGTTCGCCGTTGCTGCGAGGAACTTACGTCGCATACGTATGCAGATCAATGGGTTTGCAAACCTGACAACCAATCAGGCTCGCGATCGTTACCCTTCGAACCCAAGGCATGCCACCGCCTACACCTTGAGGATGACGGGAACCGGCCCCCGTGACATACCCGTTACCGAGCATCCGAAGGCCGATCCCCGCACATCGCGAGTCTGATTACTGATCAGTACGTCCAGAAACCTTTACTTGCACGTGACCAACAGGGAAATTTCCCTACTGCTCGCGTGACCGGACGGACACGCTCCGTATCAGTAGTCGGCCCCGTAGTCGGGAAGGCTGCCCCACGAACGACCCCCGATATCCGCCGATGCTTCGATGGCGACCCCATACAGGTCGAACGTCATGCACTTCTCAAAGGCGCGGGCCACGTCGGCAGCGTCCTCCCTCGGTGCGGACGCGAGGATTTCGTCATGGATGGGCAGCCGCATGTAGGGCAGAAGCCCTGCCTCTTCCATGTTCATCATGCTTTGGCCGAGCACGTCGCGCGCCGTCGACTGACACGCATAGTTAACGACCGCGTACATACGGTCACGATCCAGCGGCAGGACCCGCCCGGTCGGCGACACGTACCGCATGCCGTTCTGCCGTGCCTCGCGCTGCCAGCGAGCAGACGCCCGCCGCACCTCGGGGTACACCCGGTCATAGGCAGCGAGGGCCTCGCGCACGTCATCCTCTGGCGCGCCGGTAAGCCGGGTGATCCCTTCCAACCCGCCGCCGTACACCTTGCCGAACCCGACGCCCTTACAAATCTTGCGCTGCTTTTTGGTGAAATCCGGGCCGTAAACGAGTCGGGAAGTGAAGTCGTGAAGGTCCTCGCCGGCTGCGATAGCGGCTTTCATCATTTTGACGTCTGCCAACGCTGCCAACACACGCAATTCAATTGCCTGAAAGTCGGCAGAAATCATCACGTGCCCCTCGTCGGCGAGCAGACACCGACGAATCATCCAATCGCCCGAGGGCAGCGTTTGAACGGCGGGCTTTGTCACGGACATGCGCCCGGTCCGGGCCGCGAGGGTGTCTATCCCTGCGTGAATCCGTCCGTCACTGTCGACCGTCTCAAGGAACGTCTGCGCGTACGTCGTCCGCCACTTGCCCGCGCGCTTGCTCCGCAGCACAGCGTCAGCCAGCGGGTTGGGTGCCCGCAGCCCCTTGCGCTTCCAGTCGTTGTCAAGGTCGGCGAGGGCGAGCAGGACCGCCTTATCAACCCTCGTTGCACCGTTGGCAGTTCGCTCGGTGAGTGTCTCCCCCATACCGGCGAGGGCCTCGGCGAGTTGCTTCGGTGAGTTCACCGACTCGACCCCGTACCGGGCCGCGACGGTGGCAAATTCCTCGGCCTCGGCGGACAGCGTGTCGGCGAGCGTGCGCGTGTAATCCTGGTCGAGCACCAGGCCCGTACGGCTCATGATGGTGCACATGCGCGCTATCTCATGCTCGTACTGCCGCAGGTCCGGCCGGACCCCGATACGGTCGAGTTCCTCGGCGAGGACCGGCGCCAGGCGCGCGAGGTACACCACGTCAAGGCCGGCGTAGAGATTGAAAGTTGGGTGATTCAGCGGGATGTGCCGCCACCCGGTCGCCTTAGTCAGGCCGAGGGAACGGAAAACGGCCGTAAGGTCCTCTTGCGTGTCGACGGCCGTCCGGTCGACGTAGTACGCCGTAAGAGGCTTGAGCGACGCGCCTATGCCACCTTCCATCGGCGCGCGGGGGTCGAGCAGCTTCGCCCAAATGCGGGTATCGGTTGTGCGAGGCGCGAGGGATTCGACGGACACGCCCGCGTGCCTGTCCAGCACGAGCCAATCGAACGGCGCGTTATGAATCAGGAACCGGTGCGTGTTCCGCAGCGCGGTTAGGGCAGCCTGCTGGAAAGCGAACCCGCGCTCCCAGTGAATGACCCATGCCGTATCCCTGTCCCCAAACTGCACGGTCCGCAGCCGATAGTGATCGGCGAAAATGTCAAGGCCGGTGGTTTCGGTGTCCAGCGCCACGGGGCCGCGCATGGCGGCAGCCCTCGCCCACGTGAGGAACACCGCGAGGTCGGCAGAGTCCTCGGGAATGTTGACGGCGACAACGTCGTCCGCAACGCGATGCCGGTAGGAAATCAAAGCTTTCTCCCAACGCAAAAGGCCGGGCAGCGGAGAAATGTCCCCAACTGCCCGGCCTCGGGTGTGACTACTTGGCGAAAATGCCGGGGCCGGCTGCGATTGCCTCGGGTGCCGCAATGCGCACACCGACCAGGGCGATACCGGTCTTGACCCGCTTACGCGTCACGCCGCGTTCTTCCATGGCGCCGTAAAACGTGCGGCGCGTCCAACGCTCTTTGTTCGGCAGATTCTCTGCCTCGCACCAATCCAGATACGCCGAGAAAGCGGCGTTGCCGTTGATCACGTCGTCCTCGGTGCCGCGCTCCATCACGCCCGGATAGAAACCGGCGAGGGTGTCCGACGTTTCCCGGTACTCCCTGCCCGCCCGCACAATGACCGCCGGATCCTGCAAGCCACCCTCGTACCATTCGGCAGCGCCACGGACGGCCCAAGCGGCAATGCCCTCGGCCTCGGCGAGCAACTTCCGGTCAAGGTCGTAATCCCGCTCGTCCGGCGCAAACCACCGGGTAAACGGAATCAACTTCACTCGGCGCCACAAACCCTCGTCCTGGCCCTTAAACCTCGGCTTGTGATTGGTCGCGAGCAGCAGCAGGAACGACGGCCGGAACTCGAAAAACTCTTGGTGCAGGAATCGGGCGCTGATCATGTCCTTACCGGTGATCCGCTTCAAAACGGCCTCGTTCATCGGCTTACCGGACTCACCCTCGGACGCCATGACCAGACGCGAACCCCGCAGCGCTGCAACGTCGTTGGGGATCCCGCCGCCGGAACGCTCCTCGAACGTGGCGAAACCGGTCGTCTTAGTGATGTTGCGGAGGACGGCCGTAAGGGTGTCGGTCAGAACCGATTTCCCGTTCGCTCCCTTGCCCCACAACACAGCGAAAGACTGCTCGGACGTGTGGCCGGTGATCCCGTAGCCAATCAGCCGGCGCATGTACGGCGGCAGTTCGGGATTGCCCGGGAAAATCTCGGACATGAAAGCGTCCCATCGGGGGCACTTGGCGTTCGGGTTGTAATTCACGTCAAGGCAATCCGTCAGCATGTCCGCCGGATCGTGGGGGCGCATCTTCCCGGTGCGCAGGTCGACCGTGCCGTTACGGAAATTCAGCAGGTCCGGGCGGGCGTCGAAATCGGCAACGTCCACATGCACGGACGGCACCGACTGCAATTCGGTGAGCAGGGCGTTAATGCGCGAGGTCATCGTGAACCCGCGCGCAGACTTGATATCGCCGGAGAGGACCAGAGCGGCCCCCATGCGGTGAATTTCCTGCCGAACCTTGACCGTCGAGCGCTCCCAAACGCGCCCGTTCCACACGTGAAACCCGAGGCCCGGTGCAAACCGAATGAACCCGCCGCACCATGCGACCAGGGCGTGTGCGTTCATCGCGTCGGATTCGCCGTACCGGTCGGTGAGCCCTGCCAGCACGCGTGCAGCCTCGCGGCCCTGGTCGCGGGACACCATGTCGGCCCCGGTCCGGCCGGACAGTTCGGCGGACACTGCCTCGGCCTCGGCCTCGGCCTGGTCGACCACGGGACGGGCGTTCTTCACGGCAGCGTGCAGCGAGGCGGGGAAAGCCTGCGGGTCGCGGGCCCGCCAATCGGTCAAGTCGTCCCCAGTGGTGGGGATTTGCAGCGTGAAAACGTCGATGCCGTGCGCCTTGAGCGCGTCCGCCAGGCGCCGAGTGAACCCCTGCCCTGCGGTGTCGTTGTCCCCGCACACGATCACGTGCGACCCGCGCAGGCCGGCTGCCAGCTCCTCCACAACTTCCGGAACGGCAGCGAGCGAGGCACCCCGCACGGCAACGGCGTCATACCCCACAGAAACCGCTGTGAGTGCGTCTCCCGGGCCCTCGGTGACCAGGACGGCCCCATACCCAGCCTGCCCCCGGAAAACGCCGTACTGTGCCCACCGCTGCCCGTCCGGGTTGGCAAGGGAAAGCCACCGCCCGGGGCACTCGCCGGAAAGGTCGCGACCCTGCAAGCCACGTGCCACGCCCCGGAAATCCCGGAGCGGAACAGTCAGCCTCGGGTACTTACGGAATGCCGTGGAACGGCCCTTCCCGAGCGAGGAATCGTCACGGCCGGAGTCGTACCCGAGCATGAGATCCGCAGCGAGGTCCCCCGAGATACCGAAACGGTCGGCGGCATACTGGCGGGCACGTGCGGCACCCTCGCTCACGAACGAGTGCAGATGCATCGCCGAGGCGTCAACGTACATGGCGAGAGCGGCAGTTAGGCCGGGGCCGACCATCACGGGGCGTTCCTTGGGCACGGTGTTGCCCTCGCCCTCGGCGTCGAAAAGGTCAGCCCAGTTGAGCCGAGCAGCCTTGCGCACGTCGTCAGTTGCACAGCCGGCCCGACACGTGAGCCGCACTTTGTTGTCATCCCCGCGCCAAATGCGAAGGGACGGACGGGAATCCCCGTGCGCGGGACACAGCGCGAGGTATCCGCCGTCCGCCTCCTCGGTCACCTGCGAAAACCGGGCGAGCACATCAGAGAAAATCACGGGTTTTCCTTTCGTCGGGGAAGGGAGAACCCGGGAAATTCCTCACTCTCGGTAGTCGCGTCAGAACAGGTACACGCCGTCCGACCAGGCCGCTTGCCCGAGCAGGACCAGGCCGGCGAGCGTCAACGCCAGGAACGGCAACTCGACCACCAGGTAAGAGAGTTCCTCTCTCATGGGGCACCGACCACGGCGCGGCCGATCGCGATACCGAGCGTGAAAAACCCGGTGAGGTAGACCAGGGCGACCAGGTAACGACTCACCGGAGCGTCACCCCCACCGCGCCCACCGTCTGACCGGCGATCGCCAACACGCCGAGGCCGAGCCACAGGCCGCAAACCCAACGCTCCAGCGGGTCAAGACTCATCGGCTCAGCACCTTCACTACGGCAGCCATCTCCGCCACCAGGGCAACGCCGAGCAGCCCGAGCAGCACGCCGAACACGAAACTCTGAAACCGGTTCAATGCCCCATCACCTTCCGCAGGTCTTCCAGCAGGAACGAGAATTGATGCACGTCGCAAGTCAGGTACCACCAGCCGGTGTTACGGCTGCGCACGGTCGGCGCGAACCGGTACTCGCGGCGCATTTCCACAGTCGACAGGCCGAGGGCAAGGCGTACTCGCGTCCACGTCCGCACGTCGAAATGGACCAGGCCGCGCATCACGCTGCGACCCCGTGTCTTCACCACGGCCACCCCGTACGGGAATCCCGCATGCCCCGCCTCGGTGCGAGCCTGCCGCAGAAACGACGGAACCGACGGATTAGAGACGTTCTTACACTCCAGCACGAACGGGACGGCCCAAACGTCGCCCACATCCTTGGCACCTTCCTGCGCCGGCCGCCGGACATTCAGCGCACTGAAAGGGTCCGTGAACGTGCCGTGCGCGTTGAGCATGCCGAGGGAGCGATTCAGGTAATCCCGAACGTCGCTCTCCCACGCTGTGCCCTTGACCTTGTTTGGGTTAGCCACGCCCGACCACCCATCGGGCGATGCCCTTTCCGAGGGCCCAACCCGTTGCAAACTCGCCGACCAGCGAGAAAAAGTGTTCCATCACACCCACCTGATTTCTGCCCCCCGGGTACGAGCGACCCCTAGCGCGTCCCAATACCGCGACCAGTCCGCGCGGTAAACCGAATCCTGCGCAACGAAAATGACTGTCCCCGTTGCGGCCTCGCGAACGTCGCCGAGCGCGGGTGCGCTTTCATGGCTGACGAAAAGCACTTCTCAACCTTTCCCAGAAATGCCAAAGGGCCGGACAACTTCGTTTTGAAGTCATCCGGCCCTCGGCCTGCCTCACTCCCCGGTCACGTCCGGGACGACTAGCCGCACGTGCTCGGCGGAAATCCACTCGGCGCGCGAGGACTTGCGGGCGGTAAACCCGCTCTCCTGCCCGGTCGGACGGACCAGCAGCATGGGGACCAGGCGCCCGCCGACAATGCGGGCCGTAACGCGCTGCACGATGGCATCCGTCATGCGAACCCGATTGGCCTGACGCGTCGCGTAGGCGACCAGGTCACCCCGGTAAATCTCGTCCCCGGCATAGTCTGTGACGGTTCCGCGCTTAGCCATGCGATCCCCTATCAGGCGCCGAAATACGAGCCGAGGACGACCGCCGGATCCGTGGCCCGACCGTCGACCAGGCGCGAGACAACGGCGTTGGAACCGTCCGCCTTGAAACCCTTGAACGGCTGCTCGGCGGGGCCGGCGAGGACCTGCGCTAGGGCCTGCTTGGGGCCGGACGCGCGCACAATGAACGCGTCATACTCGCCGATTTCGGTAGCGTCGGTGCGGTCAACTCGGTAAAACGCCATGGGGGTTACTCCTCTGTACGGGTCGGGGCAGTCGGGAAGTTCGCGCGCTGGACTAGGCCGGCTCGTACGCCTTGAGGACCTTAATCACCGGCTTTGTGTAGGAAACCGTCCGGCCCTTCATGGGGCCCTTAGTGGGGACGTACTCGACCAGTTCGAGCGTCAGATCAGCGAGGGCCGGGCCGTCGATCGCGGCAAGCGCATTCGCGTATTCGTGCAGCACGCCGCACATCACCCACGAACCCGACTTGAAACGGAACTCGCCTAGGTCGGGGTCGTCCGCGAGGCGGAACGTAACCTCAATCGACGGGGCCGGACCCATGAAATCCTTAGCCGCCGCCTTACGCTCGGCCATGAGTTCCGGGCAGCCGCAGTGCTTGCCTAGGCGCTCCTCGGGCGACAGGAAATACACGCCGTCGCAGTGGTGAACGAGCTTGTTCCGGTTCCACAACTTGAGGTCACAGTAAATGGCCTCAGGGCCGGCGAGGACGACCCGAACCGTCGAACGCTCGGTCAGAACGTCGATGTAATTCTCGGAATTCGAGTCGGTTTCCTCGGGAGTGCCGCCGAACAGAGCGGCCACGGCGTCGGCTACGTCCGGATCCCCGGTCGAAATCCGCCACTCGGAAAGGGCCTCGGGGACGTTGTCCACGGACCGGCCACTGTGGAACTTGCCCACCGTGTCATCCGAGAAAGTCTGACGCTCCTTAGGCTTCGCCTCGGGGTCGGTCTCGAAAATGCGTAGCTTCAAAGGGGCACCCTTTCCATCAGAGCGTTTTGCTCTCTTCTGGTATTTAGAGAACCCAGCAGATTCCTAAAACAGCGAAACCCCCCACCAGCCTTAGCCGGTAGGGGGTCTGAATTGCTGCTAGATCATGCCTCGGTCGGATGCCTGCGCGAGGGCCTCGCGCCACGTCTTACCGCTGTCCTGCGCTGCCTGCACGGTGGCGAGCACGTCCGAAATGGGGTCGAGCAGTAGTCCAGGCTTGTGCCCGGAAATCACCTTGGGCAGGACGACACCCGCGCCGAGGAACTCGAACGTTCCGAGGACCGCAAGCGGCACGCCGCAACGGTGCAGAACCTCGCCGATCAGGCAGCCGGCTGCGGGATTCTCGCCCTTCTCGTCAACGTGCACGTAGAAACACGGGTCGCCCTCAATGTCCTCGGGGCGCATGTGCTCGGGCGAAACGTACACCTTGTTCGGCTGCTCGTTGACGACGTCCCGCAGGGTGGCGATGATCTGCGCGTCCGACACGTCGAGCGGCTCGAAATCGGGCACGGCGGGCAGCGCGGCGTGATAGTCGGAAACGATGTACTCGGGAAAGACGGCCATGCGGGCTCCCTGGTGAGAAGGTGGTTTCTTGCCCACCAGAGAACCCGCCAAATTCCTACGGTCGCGTTACCGGCCGGTGGAACGTCGCGTACCAGGTGTGTTCGCCTACCTTGCGGTCAACGTCCAGCGGCCACCCGTGCGCGTTGCAGTCACGCTGGAAAGCCTCGGCCACCGCAGCAGACTTGGGGCCGTAAACGCCATCCTTGGCGATGGTCCAGCCTCGCACGTCCGCCATGTGCGTCTGCCACTCCAGCACATCGGAACCGTGCACGCCCTCAACGAGCGCACGACCCCGGTACGGGTGCGGGTCGACAGGGGCCGGGGCGGGCTTCACAGGGGCCGGAGCGTCCGCAGGGTAAGCCGGGTAGCCGTAGCCGAGGATCGTGCCGTTACGGGGCCGGGTGCGCTTGTACGCGCCGTCACCGTTGCTCTGAGAGCCGGCCACGCCCGAGGACGTGTTGCCCTCGTACGTCGTGATGCTCGAACCGTCGAACGCGACGACCAGGCCCACGTGGTCGGCGAGGCCGTCACCGTTCCAGTCGTAGAACACGAGCGCACCGACGCGCGGGGAACTACCCCACTGGCCACGGGACTTGAACCAATTGACGTGGCTCGGGGTGTACTGGAACCGGCCCACAACGTCACCGTTGCCCGAGGCCGCGCCGCAGTAGCTCTGATACTGGTCACACCACGGCTCGTTATTGTCGCCGTACCACTTGCCGAAAACGGTGTCGTTGTTCGGGCCCTCGCGGTAACCCTGGTCTACCCACCGCTCGGCCTCGGCGAGCATTGCGTTAACGCCAGACATGCACTCTCTCTTCTGTTGTTGTTTCAGTGGTGAACCCACGCGGCACAGCGCGCGGGAACGTCATGCGCGGGCATCCACCCGAACGCGGAACAGGGGGCCGCAGCGTGAAACCACGACACGGCCACGACCAGGGCCAGCAGCACAGCCGGCCCCGCAAACGCCTTGAATGCGTCGCGCATTACGCCCCCTCGGTCAGGTGCGCCGGTACGGTGCCGTCTGCCTTGCGGAGGACAATCACGCTGCCGCCAAACGGCCCGGTCCGGTGGATAGGCTCGCGAGCCTTGCCGTACTGCGCTTCACGCTCAACGGTCATAACCAGGCCCCCGGACTTGCCCCGGACAACGCGGCCGATTTTCGTACGCCACGTGCTAGACGCACAGGAAAGGATCAAGTCACCCTCGGCGACCTCAATTCCAAATGCGTCGGTCACGTGCCGCGCCTCTGAGTACCGGTCACCAGCCGGCCCGCGCTGCGGGCAATGGCCCGACCTAGAACCGTCTTGGACGTTTCCCGGTCCCACTCAAAAACCTTGCGGAGCGTGAGAAAGAGCTCGAACACGTCCGCCTCAATGCGGACGGGGATAAACGCCCACTGCGATTCGGTGATGTGCAGGACCGCCCCGCCGTCAAATTCGGGCATCGGCGTCCGGTTGCCCTCGGCGTCGGTGATGTAATCCGCGTTCGCGTAGGCAGCGAGCTGAATTGCGACCTCGGCGTGTGTGTCCTTTGAGGTCTTCCAGTCGACCATCAGCAGGACGGGCGTACCCGAGCGGTCCGGGGTAGGCGTACCGTCCTCGGCGAGCCACACGCGCAGGATTGCGTCAAAACTGCCCGCGTACTGGTGAGTGTCCGACCAGGCGATATCTTCCGCCCGGACTAGCTCGGGATGCACCGCAGCGAGGAACTCCAGGAAATTGGCCTTGTACGGCACCATGTCCGGGTGTACGGCCCCAACGTCCTCGCCCTTGATCAGACGCTCGAACAGGTCATGCGCTGCGCTGCCGACGTTCGCCCGAATCGTGGTGTACCGGCGCGCGGCGCCCTTGAGGTAGTCGATTGCGCCTTGCCGGTCGTTGTCTGCCATCTGCGCCACGAACGGGAGCGAATCGACGGCTAGTTCGGCGGTCAGCTTGGCGTTCCACGGGCCCAGGAACGGCTTGGGAAGCATGCCGATGGTTGAGGTGACACCGGGGACCTTGACGCGCGTCTCACTGTTCACATACCAGCGGGATCCCCCGCGCTGAATCGTGCGTACTGACACTCTCTCGGCTCCTCGCCTAGTAGGTACGGGAGAGAGAGAACCCACGACGTTCCCAGCAGGCCGGGTGTCGAGTTACGTTGGCGAGGTGTTTTTGGGTTTGGCTTAGGTATTTTTCTCACGCACAAACTCAAAAACAGGAGAGAACCGACACTCGACACCACCGGCCCCCGCCCCCGAGGCGCTGTGCGGCCGTCTGCGGGCATGCGAAAGCCCCCGCCTAGTCGTTGGACCAGACAGGGGCTGTGCGCGCCGCTACGGGGCGGCTAGGGGGCCTGCGAGGGTTGTTCCGTAACCTTGTAAGAGAACCCCTTGAATTCCAGAGGCTCACCGGTGACCAGGCGGGCAACCGTCTTGTCCTCGGCCTCGGTCCATCCGGCGAATTTCAGCAGGATGAACAACTGACGTGCCGCGTTGTCCGCTGTGTCTGTGGTGCGACCCTCGGGTTCGGGATCCCCTAAACGCTGCGCCGTTGCCTTGAACATGCTCGCTCCTCTGGGAAGGGCCCCGTCCCACATTTTCAGCGGAACGGGGCCTAGCGGGTCGGGGTCGGTCAGTCCTGCTGCGCGTCGCCCTGGTCGCCGCTCTCGGCCGGCTGCTGGACCGGGGCCGATGCCGGAGCGATGAGAGGCTCGCCAGCCTGCGCGAGACGCAGTTCAAGGCTCTGCTGCACCGCGAGGACGCCGAGCTTTACCGCCTGCAATTCGGCATGAAGGGTGCGCATTTCGTCCGCCGCCTTGACCTTTGCGGCGACCTCGTCAAGGCCCTCAAGGTCCTTCTTCGACTTCTCGACCTTGGCCACGCTCTTCTCAATCGCGGACTTACGGGGACGGGAACCCGCACCGCCCGAGGCGCCACCCTCGCCGGACACCTCGGCCTCGTCCTGGTCGTCCTCGTCGGCGAACGGGTCGGCAGCAGGCAGGGCCCTGCCCGCATCCTTTGCAGCCTTGAGGGCCGCGCGCTTGTTCGCCTCGCGCAGGGCAGCCTTTTCCTTCTTCGACTCACGGTCCAGACCGAAGTAGACGTGCAGAATTTCCGTCTTGTCGAGGTCGCCGTTTTCCGTCTTGATTTCCTTGAGCGACGGCTCAAGCTCCAACAGCTTCTCGAACTTTGCCCACTCTTCCGGGTGCTCGCCGATGCTGCGCGTGTACTCGACCAACAGAGACGACGTCTGGTAGTTAACGGCATTCTTAATCTGCCGCAGGGCGTCAATCTGCTTTTCCGTGACCAGGGTCGGGCGGACACCGTCATACACAGCGGCGGCAGCGTCGCGGTAACCCTGCGAGGAACGGCCGTCAAGCGCCGGAACGCCCTGCGGGTTGAGCGTCATGGTCCGCAGGCTCAGCAGGATGCCGGACACGTCCTCGGCGAGCGAGGAAACCTGCTCCTGCCGCTGGACACCCTCGGTCATGATCTCGATAGCCTGCGCCACGCGCTCCGCCGCACCGGGCAGAACCTTGTAATCCGTCGTCTCAAGGGACGCGATTTCGGCACCGCTCGTGACGGTGCCCGACTTGCCCGGAACGGCCACAGCGGCAGGCTTGGCAGCGAGGGCCTCGCGCATGGCGTTGCGGGCGTCGATCCGGCGGGCGGTCACACCACGGCCCGAGAGACCGGAAATCAGGGCCTCGGTTTCGGCCTCAAGCTCTGCCGCACCCTCGGTGTTCCCCTCAACGGTGAGCGACCGAATCCGCTCGATGTTGGCCGCAACCACGTCGTCCGGGCTGGCCTGCTGGTCGTTCTGCTGCTCGCTCACTGCGTCTCCCCTACCCTGCGGCCCGGCCCCTTGCCGAACCAACGGGCACAACGTAGCACAGGCCGAGGTGCGCTCAAACGACCAACGGGGAAATTTCCCTACTGCGAACGCAAAAAGCCCCCGCCGGAGCGGGGGCCGTTGCTAGGTCGCGAGGCGGTCAGCCTGCGCATACAGGTCGCGCAGTCCTGCGCCGTTCGTGATGGTCAAGTCTGCCGCATAGTCCGCTAGTTCCGTCTCGGACACGTGGTCGCTACCGACCCCGAGGGGTAGGCCCGGCCGGCTGATCCGCACCAGCGTGAACCCTGCGGACCGCAGCGCCTCGGCCTCGTTCCGGTACCGCACGTCTGAGACGACTATGCGCACCCTGCCGAGCATGGCGGGGAACGCTGCCCGGATCCAAAAGTCGGGGTCGATATCGCGAATTGCCTGCCCGTAGTGCTGCAAGATTCGCCGCACCTCGGCGTGCGACTTGGCCGCTTCCCACCCGTTGAGTTCCACCATTTCGGCTAGGTGCACCGTGTTGAAAATCAGCGGGTCAAGGGCGAGGACGGCCTCTTTCAGTCGGTCGGCGAACGCAACGCGCGTGTAGTCGTGATACTCGACCAGCCGGCCCGCAACGGAGTCTTTCCCGCTACGGGCACGGCCAATCAGAGCGATGCGATCAGCCAACAGGCAGCAGACCGGCGGCAGCGTCGGCGGAACCGGTACCGGCCACGACGGACACCACGGCGGCGGCATCCTTGGCGACCTCGGCCGCTACGGAATGCTTGGCGATGTAGCCGCAGCCGAACGTGACACCGGCGGTGATCGCGGCCTGAATCAGGCCCTCAATGTCGGGCGAAAGCTGACCCTGCACGATGTGCGGAGCCACGATGGAAAATACGAGCGTGGAAATACCGGTCGCCACGGTGGACGCCGTTACCTTGCCGGAAATCGGGCCGAGCATGTTTCCCCTTTTCTGGTGATGGCGGGTGCCTTACTAATGAGAACCCGCCGGATTCTTACTTGCTTGGGTACATCGCTGCGCCGGCTGCGACCACGGCGGCCACTACCGAGGCGGGGATTCCGTACCGCCACCGCTCAAGGGAACGGATCCGCGATTCGTGATCGTTCTGCCGTTCCTCGGCGGTCCGGCTGCTCTGCGCCAGGGAACGCACGTCATCGCGCATTCCTACTAGCTCGTCGTAAATGTCGCGTGCAGAGATCACGACACCTAGGGGGTCCTCGGCGGTCATTAGCCGTGCACCCACCGGACCGTCAGGGCCGAGCAAATCTCGCCCAGGCACGCCGTCGACAGGGCACCGCCGGAGTTCTGGAATCCCTGCACTTCGACATAATCGCCGACGTTGAGGAACACAATTCGGGTCGGGGTCACGGTGGCGGTATTGAAGGTGGCGCCATTGTTGCCGGTGTACCCGTTCGACGCATTGATGGCCACGCCATTTACCGTGCACTTTGCGGCGCGGAATCCGGTTGCGTTAGCGCCGAACGCCGCGACCCCCGAAATCTCGTACCAGCCGGCTACCTGCGCCGTGTACCGGCTGTTGTTGGTGGTGTCGCTGTGGCCCGCATACGGGTCGGTCGTGGTGTTGTTCAGAGAAAGGGACGTCCACGTGTTGTTAGCCAAGCTCTGCGCTGCGCTCTGCCAGGCATGGCACTGCGGCGGATTCAGCAGGTAGGTAAGCCCGTTGAACACGTTCGCATTCCACAGCGCGGCAGTCATGAAATTGCCCGGCGAAACCTGCGCCGGAGTAGGGACGGCTAGGCCCGTCATTGGTCACGCTCCGTTGATTAGTAGCTGAATGCGGCGCCGTCGAACTTCGCCGAGCTGTCCCACGTGGCCGCGTTCGTGACACCGCCGGGCAGCGCCTCGGAAACGGGCGCGCCGGCCGCGTGTGCCTTTGCGAAAGTGCCCACAATCGACAGGGAACCGGCCGACCATCCGGCCGTTGTGACACCGGGCGCCTTCACCGTCACGGTTTCCGCATTGGCCGTACCGGCGTCCACCAGGAGCACCGTCCCCGCGCTGATCTGACCGGCCAGCACGCCCGTATTTCCGTCGGTCGGGGCGTTGATATAGAACGCGCCATCGCCCACAGTCACGGCGGCATTGACGGTCGTGTGGAATGCGGAAATCAGCCCGTACGGCGTCGGGTCGACCGGGGAGAGCTGCAACGTCAAGAACGCCTCGTTCTGGTCGTCTAGCGACCAATCCAAGTGCTCCACGAACAGGTCAAGCTGAATCGCAGGTGCCGCGCCCGCTCGGCGCATGACCCGCACGCGGGTACCGATCTCCAGCGCAAGGCAGACAGGCCACAGCGAGGGCGTACCGCCGGGGTGCAGCTTGAGGCCGGTAACGCGGACCTTGGGATCCTTGTAACGGCTCAGCAGGTAGCCGGCTGCCGCGCGGGCCTCGGTCGCGTCCGTGGTGTCGACGGTCCGGGACATTGAACGCGGGAAATAGGCCGCTTGGCTTGCCGCATCCGTGGCCGTGAACTTCTGGCCCGTACTGTCCTGCGTAACCTCAACGACGTTCGCGAGGTGCGTCGAGTCGTAGTCGAGCGTCAGTTCCTCGTACGGGTATTCCCCGAGGTCGCCTCGCT